AATCAGTTACAGTTCCTTCAAAAAAATTCTTAAAACTATCTCCAGCAATAATCCATTCAACCCACGGCAGAGGATTATCTTTAACACCATAGTTAGCTTTAAGTCCTAGCATAATCAAACGTCTATCTGCTAAATGCCTGATATATTCTTTGACTTCACTTTCTTCCAAACCTTCGATGCTTCCCATTTTATACGCCAGATTGATAACCTTGTCTTCCAACGAGACAGCAGTCCTAACCATTTCATATATTTCCCTCTTCAATTCATCCGTTACCACTCTTGGATGTTCATTACAAAATTGTCTAAATAACTTAGACATACCTTCTACGTGCATTGACTCATCACGTATACTCCACTCAACTACCTCACACATACCCTTCATCTTACCGAAGCGTTGGTAGTTAAGTAGCATAGCAAATGCTGAGAACAAAGACATACCCTCATTGATACAGGTTTGTGCTAATGCTTTAGCTAGACCGTGCAATGTAGATGTATCGTTGTCCTGCATAAACTTAATCTTATTCTTCATTTGTTTATAATCAAGGAATGCTGAGTATTCTTTATCATCAAACCCTAATGTATCATTAAGCAGTGCATAGGCACGTTGATGTGTACCTTCTCTATTAGCAAATGTCATAATCATATTACGTATCTCGTGATTACGAAACTTAGGTAGATACAAGTCACAATAGTTCTGTGCTACTTGTACATCAGACTGAGTAAACAATCTAAGTATCTGAGTAATGTGATGCTTCTCAGCATCAGTTATTGTACCTCTCTTCCACTGGTCTACATCTTCTTGTAGTTTAACTTCCCATATACCCCAATGTATCTTCTCGTGTTCTTCAGCAATGTCCATCGCCCACTGATAGTTAAATGGTTTATATGTTAATGCTGGTTCTAATACACTAGGTTCAGTGTTCTGTTTTTCTAACATACATCTCCTCGTCACTTGTTATTTGTTCAACCATATCAATCATACTAGGTACACACCATTCACAGAATGTTACAGGTATTATACCAAAGTATCCTTGTATGCCTCCATAATCTTCATCGTATTCACTACCACAAATACTGCATACTTCTTTACGTTCTACCCTTGACAACTTAGACATTCTTCTTCCTCCTTAAAAGATTCGAGTTTAACTCTTTCAATCTTTGTACCAATTTGTTCAGCAGTTGCTCCACTATTGGTTCTGAGGTAATAGAGACCTTTAAGTTTATCTCTCCACGCCTTTAGATGTACACTGTTAACATAACTTTTATCACTACCTGCAGGGAAAAACAAGTTAACTGATTGACCTTGACATATATAAGGTTGACGTTGTGCTGAATGCTCAACTACCCAGTGTTGGTCTAGTTCAAATGCAGTTTTAAATACATCTTTCTCCCAGTCAGATAAATATTCTAATTGCTGTACGCTTCCTTCGTGATGGATAATGTTAGACCATTGTTCTTCTAACCATTCCTTCTCCATACCTAAGCGTAATCTATGTTCATTTAATACTCTTGCTAAGTATTTATTCTTAACTAGATGTGAACCCACTCTAGTCCTATGAGTATAAGCATTGGACTTAATAGGCTCAATAGAAGCAGAAGTACCACAGATGATAGAACTGTTAGCATTAGGAGCGATAGCAAGAAGATGACTATTCCTTCTTTTACTTCCTCTACCATCTGGATATTCTCCACGTACCTTAGCCAATCTTTCAGTAGCTTCAACTGCTTCCTCCTTGATATGTTTAAACATTCTTAAGTTCTGTCCAGTTGCCTGTGCAGATTCCCAAGGTATATTATTCTTTTGTAAGTAACTATGAAACCCCATAGCACCTAATCCTAATGACCTCTCCTGATATGCTGAGTGTGTTGCTCTTGCTAATTCTTGAGGAGCACTATCAATGAATGCTGTGAGGACATTATCTAGCATCTCAATTAAATCTGATACAAGTTCTGTCCCTTTCCATTCGTCAAAGCATTCCAGATTGAGGGAGGATAAGCAACATACTGCTGTCCTATTCTCATCTGTGGGTAAATGTATCTCATTACAGAGATTGCTTCCCTTAATTCGTAAGCCGAGGGTTTGTAGTTCTTTTGGTAAATGTCTATTTGCTTCATCTATAAAATTTAAGTAAGGTTCACCAGTTCTAAAGCGTACTTCTAAGAGTCTTTGCCATAGCTCTCTCGCAGGTATTGTATCACGGACTTCACCATTGCTAGGGTCAGTAAGACTCCAAGGCTTATCATCAGCAACACAGTCCATAAAGGAATCAGTAATATTGACAGCATTATTAATATTAAAACACTTCCTATTACTATCCCCTCCAGTAGGTACTCGAAGATTGATGAACTCGATAATGTCTGGATGACTGATGTCAGTATACGCTGCATAACTTCCCTTCCTTGTTCTCCCTTGTTTATAAGCAGTCATTGCTGAGTCTGCTACTTTAATAAAAGGGATAGCACCAGGTGACTTATCAGATACAGGTCTTACATCACTCCAGTGTCCACCTACCCCACCACCTTTAACACTTAACCACGCTAGTTCTGATTGGTGTTTAATAAGTCCATCCAAAGTATCCGGAACATAACTAAGGAAACAACTAATAGGTAATCCTTTTACTTCTTCATCTGGTGCAGGTGCATTAGATAAGATAGGACTACTAAACATAAACCAACCCTGACTAACAGCATCATATAGTCTTTGTGCTAAAGTCATATCACCACCACAATAGGCTACACAAGCACGAGCGTATGCTTCTTGTGGTGATTTCTCTTTACCTCTTAGATAGTAATTAGTTACAAGTTCTCGTGCCTGCTCAGACATCTTCTTGTCTCTCTTTCTATCTATGGTTATTCCTAAATAATTACTCTTCATCTTCTTCTTTAATATTAATAGACAACATCTCTTGGTCACCTTCCATATATGCTTTGTATGTTAGTCTACCTTGATGGTGCATTTGTATTCCATCTAATATACCTTTACCGTATTCTTGTTTACCATACCACCAAGAACCTATACCACCTGCAACACAGATACCTAATATAATTATTAATGCTACTTCAATATCCATCATCAAACTCCTTCATTAAATATTCCTTCTTGTCTTCTATTATATCTTGGAATCTTGCTACAATATCTTCAGCATTTAATTCTAATATCTCAAGTAGGATTGTCTCTTCTACCTCTGATAGTTTATCACATAGTTCTTCAAACGTAATCATTTATCAGTCTCTCCAAATACCACTTAGCCTTATTCAAATCCTCAAGACCATTCTTGTGTTTATATCTGGAGACATACTTAATTATGTTACCTTCGAGATAGTTAAACTTCTGGTCGAGAATATACTCTATCACTTCTATATTCCCTTTCTTGTAATGATTTGGATTTATGTTGTCCTTCTCCATACTTACTCCTCAGATAATTAATACTTACTGGTAACTCATCAAAGCTCCCATCATTTACTTCATTCAACATCCATAATCCTGCCCAAGAACCATTAGTCTGTGGGTTTAAATACTCTTCATCGTGTTGATAATAAATACCTGCGAAGAGACCTGTTACACTCTTACCATCTGCTCTTCTGCCATATGCAATATCTCTATCTTGAACGTGTCCCATTACACAAGACATCATCTTCTTCTGTATAAGTAACTTAGCATTAGTGACTGGTCTACCCATAACACCTGATACAAAGTAATGGCTATAACATATACCATCTATCACTGCAGTTTCTAAGAAGTCATAAACTTCCCAACCCATATCGTCTAGTTGTAAGTCATCAAAACCAATTAGTCCTTCTAGTTTTGCATCAGATTCTATTGCTCTTTCAATTCTGTATTCGTGATTACCTAGTAAGAATATCATACGAGGATTCCATTGTTTCTTCTTATGCCTACGTAATCTTTCTTGTTCAGTTCTGATAGGGTCTAATAATACTTTCATTGCATCAATGCCAGCATATATATCTTTAGTATATCTTCTACCTTCAAATGATTTCTTACCAGTATCATAAGTAGATAGTGAAGGCATATCCCAATGGTCTCCTAAGTGTACTATCACATCAGGTTTCTTTTCTGCTGCATACTGTCCAGCCCATCTTAAGTGTTCTACTTTACCACCTGGTTTACATTGTGTATCAGGAATTATTAAGTGCTTCATCTTCTGTCTCCTTTGGAGGTTGCCACAACTCATCAGGTTTTCTTCTGAGATATAGTAGTCTACCATTTTCCAATGCTCTGTCTTCTCCTAACTTTTCTACACAGATTTGATACATCTCATATGGTGTTTTATCTTTAAGAAGTTTGGTTGCTTTAACTATACCAATACCTTTAACACCTATGATATTATCTACTCTATCTCCTGTTAAGAACTGACAATAAAAATTTAATTCTGCTTCATCTTCTTCAACATTGTATAAGTTCTTCTTAACAAAGTTATAATGAAGTCCTGTTAGTTGGTCGAAGTCTTTATCAAGAGAAACAATCACTGCATCTTTGCCTACCTCAGTTGCACGAATGGCAATGCTATCATCTGCTTCTTGACCTTCCGATATATCTGCACCCCACTCATCAACTAAGTGTTGACGTAAGGACTGCAAATGTACTGGTTTAGGTTTGTCAGAACGGTTACCTTTGTAAGGCTCAGTAACAGCAATGTCATATCTAAAATTGTTTTTACCAGTGAGAAAGACTTCTACCGTGTCGACTTCATCAAGTTCTAACAATATGTCAGTAATGAAGTCATCAATAGTGAAGTGTGCTACAGACTCAGGCTCGTGTTCACAGGCGAACCCAACTCTATAGCACAACATATCACCATCAATCAAAGCAATCATCTATAAAACTTCTACAGAATCTTCTTCGATTGAATCCACTGCATCATCTCTATATTCAATGAGGTCAGTGACTACCAACTTAGCAATACCACCACTTGTTCCTTTCGTACCTGTTGGTGATTTCCACTCATAAGGTTTGATTAGAACATCTGCTTTAGAACCGTTAGCAACTTTGACATTAATCACGTCACCATTCTTATCATAAGCATTGATGGGATACTTCGCTGATTTACAAGTGATGAAGTATCCTCTGTCATCTTCTTTAGTTCTGACTTTGATACCTTCATCTTCAAGTTTATCTACCTGTGCATCATTAAGATTACACACATCAACTTGATACTTACCTGATAGATTATTTGTTTCAGACAAGAATGCCCAATACAAGTCTACGTTAGTTAGTTTAAACATATATATGCTCCTTATTAAAAGTTACACTATTATTATACCATAAAACTTAGTGTGTGTCAAACCAAGTTCTACCTATTTTTGCTTCGGACTCTACAGGTAATCTAAATCCTAACTTTCTACCTGCTCTTTCCGATGCCTTCGTCATAATGTCAGCAGTTTGTTGTCCATATTTTTGTGGAACTTCAACCTGTATTTCATCGTGAACGAATGCTACTTGCTTCACTGGTATGTTAGCACGTCTTAACATCTTATGTGCTTCAACACACCACTTCTTAGCAATGATAGCCCCACAAGATTGTAGTAGACTATTAAGTGCAGCGTGTTCACTGCGTATCCTAATCCTTCTACCATCTAATCCAGGAACATAACCCTTGCTAGCAATTCTTTGCACCTTAAGTATTAACTTCTTTAACTTAGGTGTATTCTTATAAAACTTATCCAGTGTAGTTTGTGCTTGTGCTACATTGGTATTTAATATAGATGCTAACTTATTAATACCACAACCATACAGCAGTGCATATATCATTGTCTTTGCTGTAGGTCTATCAACCCCTGCTGAATCTGCATTGGTCTGATGTATGTCACCATCTAATATTTCTTTAGTGTAGTTATCATCTTGCATATAATGAGCAAGACATCTTAGTTCTATACCACTGAGGTCTGTGCCTACTAACACATTACCTTCTTCAACAGTCCAACACTGTCTACATTCTTTACCATACTCACTACTAACACTAGGTATCTGTCCCATATTAGGAGATGAGTGTGTCATTCTACCAGTCACAGCACCATTGCTTATTACTCTGCCGTGCACTCTGTCTGTATCATCAGCACTTTCTAACCAAGCCTCAACAAGACCTACTCTTTTCTGTAGCATTAAGTATTCATTAATCATCTGTGCTTCAGGTAAGTTAATCTCAGCAAGTATCTTTTCATTGATAACTGTCTGTCCTTTCTCTGTTGTCTTATTGAACTTAACACCAAGTGATTGTAGTCTCTTAGCAATCTGTTGTCTCGAACCTACATTGAATACTTCAACATCATCTTTGAGTTGCTTACCAGTCTTCTCACTAAATCTTTCTGTAATGATAGGAGGAAATACTTTCTGTAATGTTATCTCAATCTCTACCATTCTCATCTTGAACTGAACTAATAAACTATGAGTATGCTTAGCATTTAATTTAAATCCATTCTTCTCTTGCCTATTTATGTGCATTGCTACTTCGTGTTCAAGTTGTATTGAGTCACCCCAATCTTGCATCTCTTTCTCTAATCTCTTATGTGTTGCTTCAAGCACATCAACATCTCGTATGCAATACTCAAGCATCTCATCTGTAAGACCTGAGTCAAAGTCTTCAACATCAAAGTCCATTTTATCAATAC